GTATGGAGAAGTTGCTGATGAACATGCACCGTTGTTTGACACTGAAAATTCAGACCGTGCATTCGAAGAAGAAGTTCTCTTCACTGGCTTCGGCACCGCACCCGTAAAAGGTGAAGGCGCTGCTGTATCATATGACGATGCCCAAGAAAGCTACACCTCACGCTATACGCATGAGACGATTGCCCTTGGCTTCGCCGTTACGGAAGAAGCTATGGAGGATAACCTCTATGACACATTCGCTAAACTGCGTGCCAAAGGTTTGGCTCGTGCTATGGCGAACACGAAACAAGTTAAAGCTGCTGATGTTTTCAACAACGGTTTTAACTCTGCCTTTGGTGGTGGTGACGGACAAGCTTTCTTCTCCGCTGCACACCCGACCATTGGCAATGGCGACCAAAGCAATGCCTTGGCTGCTTCTGACCTTTCGGAAGCCGCTTTGGAAACTGCATTGATTGCTATTTCTAAAACTAAAGATGACCGTGGTATTCTGATTGGCGCACAGGCCGAAAGCCTGCACATCCCGTCAGACCTGGCATTTACTGCTGACCAGATTCTGAACAGCACCTTGTCAACCACGATTGCTAACTCTGCTACCAATGTCAACGACATTAACAGCATTCGCAATCAAGGTCTTGTCCCTAACGGCTTCTACGTAAACCGCCGTTTCACGGACACGAATGGTTACTTCATTAAGACTGATGTGCCGAATGGTGCGAAAATGTTCGTACGTTCGCCGCTTCAGACTAAAATGGAGCCTGACTTCGACACTGGTAACCTGCGCTTTAAGGCTCGTGAGCGTTATGCGTTTGGTTTCAGTGACTGGCGTGGTTTCTACGGAAGCCAAGGTGCTTAATTAAAACACCTATTAGCTAACCTTTGAAGGGGGTGGGACTTGTATCTCACCCCCTTTTTTAGTATAATATAGCTATTGATATTTTTATAGGAGTAAACAATGACTAACATTAGAAGCGCATTTGTTTCTGGAACTGGCACATTTGTAGATTCGCTTACCAGTGTAACCGTTACTGATACCCGTGTACGTGGCGTACAATGTGTAGGGACAGGGATTGTGGTTATTACTGGTACGTCTGCAGACCCGTTTGGTAATACCAACGGTGGTCGTATTAAGTTTCAAATTAACGGAAGCAACTATCAGGACTTCGCAGATAATGGTGTTCGCATGGCAGGCAAGGTAATTGTTTCTGCTGTCAATACTATTTCTACGACAATTTATTATGGCTGATTATACTTACCTTGTTACCGACATTATTGATGCCACAGAGAATGATGGCAATGAATTTGTTGCGGCTATTCCTAAGATGGTTAATCGTGTTGAAGAGCGATTAGTTAAAGCCTTAGATGATTTTGGTTTGGTAACAACTACAACAGTTACATTATCTGCAGGTAAGAACACTCTTACACTGCCAGCAGAAACACGCTATGTAAAAAATCTTCGGATTGAAGATAATGGAACTAAGATTAATTTACTACAAAGAACAGATGAATTTATTTATGACTACTGGCCTGTTAGTGCCAGCACAGGAACACCAAAGTATTATGCTAAGAAAACAAATACTAATGTTATTGTTGCTCCTACTGCAAGCGCTACTTATGGTGGTGAGCTTGTATATGTCGCTAGGCCAACTGCTTTGACTAGTTTAAATCAAACTAACTATTTCTCTGACTTTTGTTATGATGCTTTATTTTATGGCTGCATGGTAGAGGCAGGGGACTTTATGAAAAATTATACAGTAAGTAATTATTACGAACAACGATATACTAACTCTGTAGAACTTTTGAGAAATCAATCTCGAAGAACACGCCGTGATGATATGGAAGCTCCTGCTTCTTTATTTGGTGAAAATACAATTAATGGAAGTGAATAAAGGGAGCTAACTTAAAATGGAAAAAACAGGTTATCAAAAATACATGGAAAACTTGCGTGCTGAACGTGCCAAAAAGAAGGCCGCTAAATCAGCTTCTCGTGAATCTAATTCTCGTGAATCTAAGATGACAGTTGCAAAACTAAAGTCTGTAATTAAAAAGAGTCAAGATACTATTAATAAAAGATTGAGAAAATCAAGCAAGGGAAGCGATATGAGAACTCCTCTTGTAAAAAGCGCTCAAGCTCGTTTTGATAGAGCAGCAAAAGAATTAAAAGCACGTGGTGAAATGAAGCCTACTGCTAAACCTGCTGCTAAATCTGCTGCTAAACCTGCTGCTAAACCTGCTGCTAAAAAACAAACATTTGGTCAGGCTTTTGCTGCTGCACGTAAAGCAGGTAAAAAGACATTTCAATTTACTAAAGCAAATGGTAAAACTGAAACATTTACTACAGAGACTCGTGAAGAAAAAACTGCAAGAGAATCAGCTGCTAAAAAGAAAACTAGATTGAAAAAAACTGTAGCTAAGTCTGGCGCTGATTCTCGTAAATTAAGTACCAAAAGAAAACGTAGAGCAGCTGGTAAATATGTTGGACCTCGTCAAGAAATGGTTGACCGTTTGTCTTCTAAAAAATCTTATGGCGGTGGTATGAAAAAGAAAACGGTTAAACGCCAGGCTGGTGGCGGCATGTCAAGTAAGCCTAGAGGTGTTGGCTGCGCTAAGTCTGGTTATGGAAAGGCAATGAAGTAATGAAAAAAGTACCAGCAAATAATCCAGGTCTTTCAAAGCTTCCTACTAAGGTTCGTAATCGTATGGGTTATAATCAAGCAGGCGGCTCAATGAAAGAGTCTAGCACCCGTGGCACACCTGCACAAGCCAAGCGTGCCTATGAATCTGAAAAGGCTCAAATGGAAGACTTTAAAAAACATATGGATTACGTTGAGTCTCAACTTTCTGATAACCGTGGTGGTAAAAAAAAAGTAAATAAAAAAGAAGGCAGCCGTGTCAATGAGGCAGGCAACTACACAAAGCCTGGTATGAGAAAAAAAATAGTTGAGCGTATTAGGGCTGGGAGCAGCGGCGGTAAACCTGGTCAGTGGTCAGCAAGAAAAGCTCAAATGGTTGCTAAAGAATATAAAGCTAGGGGTGGGAGCTACACATCGTAGTATGTTAAATGGCAAAAGCAAAATCACAAAAGTCTTTAGACAAATGGGAAAAAGAAGACTGGGGTACAGCAAGTGGTAATCCAAGTACACAGGGCAAAAAAGCTACAGGTGAGAGATACTTACCTAAAAAGGCGAGGGATGCACTCACAAAAGAAGAGTATGCGGCAACTACGAGAGCAAAAAGAAAAGGAAGCAAACAAGGAAAGCAGCATGTTGAGCAGCCTAAAGCTATAGCAAAGAAAACAGCTAAGTTTCGCACGGCTAAAAAGGGCGGCAAGATTAAACAAAAAACTCAATCAGGACACAATAGGTTATACTAATGGCACTCACAGACGGAGAAAAAAATAAACTAAAGAAGCTAGGACTATCTGGTTTAAACAAACCCAAGAGAACTCCTAATCATCCAACTAAAAAAGCAGTAGTTGCAGTAAGGTGTGATAATGGAAAAATTAAAACAATTAGGTTTGGCGCTCAAGGAATGGGCCACAACTACAGCCCAGAAGCTCGTAAAAACTTTAAAGCAAGGCATGGAAAGAACATTGCTAGAGGCAAATGTTCAGCTGCTTACTGGGCTGATAAAGTTTTTTGGGCAGGTAAATCTGGTAGTAAAAAGCGGCCTCCTAAAAGTCAAAAGCAGACTTTTGGTCTTGGTAGCAAGAACAGAAAAAAAACTTAAAGACAATGGCGATAAGTAGGGCGGCGGTCAGTCAACAGATTAGCAAACCTGGAAGAAAGGTAGGTGGTCGTAAAAGAAACTCTACTGGTCCTGTTAGTCCAAGAGGCACAGGCCAGAAAGCTAACCTAAAGACTGGCCGCAACCAATCAGGACATAATAGACTATACTAAAGGAATATTAGATGGCAAAAGGAATGGCACATTATTTTAGAGATGGCTCTAAACATAAAGGAGGCACACATAAAATGTCTGATGGAAAACTGCATAGTGGAGCAAGGCACACTACGTCAAGTAAACCTCTTTATCATTATTCAGAGCTTTCTAAAACTGCACAAGGTAAAGCCAGAAAAAGGAGGCCATAAATGGCAACATCAGGTACATATAGTTTCTCAATGGATATTGATGAAGTAATCCAAGAAGCAATGGAAATGATTGGTGGTGAACCTACGCTAGGTGAAGAGCCTCGCTCTGCACGCCGCTCTATAAACTTGCTCCTGCAAGATTGGCAAAACCGTGGCATCCAGCTTTGGACTGTTGGAACTACGGCGGTGTCCGTGACAACTAGTGTCACAGCCTATAGTCTAGACGCACACAACATTGATGTTGTTGAGGCAGTCATCAATAGAGTTGATGGTGATAATAGAACTGACTTACAGTTAAACAGAATTTCTATGGAAGAATACTTAAAGATTCCTAGAAAGTCTCAAACAGGTCGCCCCTCTCAATATGCAATTCGGCGTGACCGTGATAATGTAATTGTTCATCTGTGGCCTTTACCTGACAACAGCACTGACCAACTTAAATTAGAAACTGTAAAATATATTCAAGATGTCACAAGGTCTTCTCAAAATGCTGATGTATCTCGAAGGTTTCTACCATGCTTGACTGCAGGCACAGCATACTTTATGTCTATGAAAAGACCAGGTGTTGATGCTGGTCGAATCAATATGTTGAAACAAGAATATGAAGAAAGGTTATCTCGTGCGCAGGAAGAAGACAAAGAACGTGTTAGTCTTCTTGTGCGTCCTAGATTAAACTACTAGGTGACTAGGGCATTAGGTGTTTGTGACGTATGTGGCTTTCGTTACAAGCTTCGTGAACTAAAAAAGAATAGCTACGGGATGATGGTTTGCAAATCAGATTACGAAGGTAAGTACGATAGGGTAAGTCATCCACAAAATAAAATAGCTAGGGTAACTGACGATGAGTCTGTATATGACCCAAGACCGCTAGTAAGATTACCAGTCAGCACAGTACCTGTATCTGCTTGGCTACCAGAGGATTAAAATGGCAAGAGGCAAATATAATAAAGTTCTTTGTGACGTATGTGGTTTTTCTTATTCAAGAACAGTAATGAAGAAAAACAGTTATGGTCTTTGGGTTTGTCCAGAAGATAATGAGAAAGGTTATGATTTAGTTAATCACCCGCAGAATAAAATCATATCTACTATAGACAGAAGTATGTTTATTAGAGATGCTAGACCTGAATTTAATAACGATAGAAACCTAAGTTGGGAAGCCGCCGTGTTTGATAACTGGGAAGATATTAACAAGAACTGGAATATAGTATAATGACAGATTTAACAGGTAAGAAGATTGCAAATACCTATAAGGATTTATTGCAGATTAATTCTAGCGCCTCCAATAACGGCATAGATGAAACACTGCGCCGTGTCCAAGATGGTTCTGGTAATAACTCCTCACTAAAACTTTCTCAAACTTCTGCTGCCTTTACTGGTAACGTAAGTGTTAATGGTAGCCTTATTGTTCAGGGTACTTTTCAGCCTAATGCAATTCATTCTTCTGAAATAATTACATCAACACTTGATGCAACAAATATTACAACAGATTTTTTAACCGCAGAAACACTTACCTTTCAAGATGTAAGTGTTAGCAGCCTACGCACTGGTGATTTGTTTGCAGATACTGTTAGTGCAGGCACAGTAAGTGCAACTAATATTGCTGGTACTAATATTACACTGGCAGGTGAGCCAGTAGCTACATCGGCAGGCTTGGCAACAGTTAGCTCAACTATGGCTACTAGTATTGCTAATGTATCGGCAGCATTAGAGACTCGCATTGCAGGTGTAAGCTCTACCTTTGCTTCAACCTCTGCGACTTTGGAAAGTCATATTAACACGGTTTCGGCTACCTTGTCAAGTACTAATGTGGCCTTGCAAACATCTATTGCAAATGTTTCTAGCACAATGGCAACAAGTATTGCCAATGTGTCAGCTGCACTTGAGACACGTATTGCCACAGTATCTTCTACAATGGCAACAAGCATTGCAACCGTATCTGCAGCCTTACAAACAAAAATAACAACAAACCTTAATGCCATTACATCTATTAACAATGTAGTTAGCGCACTTAACTCTGTAGTTACAGAAGTGAATGCTTCTGCTATTGCTGCTAATGCTCAAGCAATTGCTTTGGCTAATACTTCAATTGCTGCTAATGCTTCTACTGTCGCTATTAACATGGCAGCTATTACCTCTGTAAACAATCTTGCTATTGGTAATGCTGCAGCTATTACATCTGTTAATACTCGTATCAATGAAGTATCAGTCCTTGTAGAAACAAAGGCAAGTGCAGCTACCTCTGCTACATTAGAAACAAGGATTGCTGCAGTATCTTCTACAATGGCAACAAGCATTGCTAATATTGGAACATCGTTTGCAAGCGCAGGAACTTCTGCTACATTAGAAACCAGAATTGCAGCAGTGTCTTCTACAATGGCAACAAGTATTGGCAATCAAATGCCTAAATCTGGAGGCACGTTTACTGGTAATGTAGCATTTGATTCTGCTATTTCTGTTGTTGGTCAAGTGCATACTGCAAACGGAGTTAAAGTATCATCTTCATATCCTTATGTTAATTTTTCAGAAACAGACACAACAGATTTAAATTCATCTTTAATTAATAATGGTGGTAAATTTCAACTTGGAACAGCAAATAATAGCTTTGGTAGTTTTATTTCTCGTTTTGAAATTGACCACTCAACAGGTAATGCTAACTTTACTGCCAATGTAACTGCCACAGCTTTTTATGGTGACGGTAGTAATCTTACAGGTATTGCAGCTGCAAGCGTAGGAACTTCGGCTACATTAGAAACACGAATAGCAGGTGTATCTTCTACATTCGCTACAACCTCTGCTACTTTGGCTACTTCTATTGCGACTGCAGCCGCCGCTGCCGTGGCTTTTGCTATTGCATTGGGCTAACTTTTAGGGTATAATATTGACATGGCTAATTCTTTTAAATTATCTACCGCATCCTCTGTAGGCACAGCTGAAGTGTCTGTTTATGAATGTCCCGCAGCTACCTCAACTACCATTATCGGATTGACTGTTGCTAACATTATTAACTCACAGATTGCTGTGAATGTAAAGATTAATGACGGTGGCGCTTCCAAGATTCACTTGGTTAAGAACGCCCCCATTCCTGCAGGTGGTACATTAGTGGTAGTAGGCGGCGACCAAAAGGTTGTCCTTGAGCCTACTGATGTTGTAATTGTTCAATCAGATACTGCTTCATCTGGTGACGTAACGGTGAGCTATCTGGAGATTACCTAATGGCAATCAGTAAGATTCCTTCTGCAGGTACGACAGGCTTTGGCAGACGTAACCTGATTATCAATGGTGCTATGAACGTGGCGCAGCGTGCGACATCAGTTACGGGCATTTCAAGTAGTGGGTATAAAGCACTTGATAGGATGAGGCATTCTTATACAGGACTAAGTACAGCTAGATTTACGCAAGAGCAAGTATCGGATGCTCCTGATGGATTTTCTAATTCACTTAAACTTACGACAACAACTGCAGAAGGAGGTATTCCTGCAAATGGTCGCCTTAGTGTTATTGACTATCGAATTGAGGCGCAAGATTTACAGCACTTAAAATATGGAACTTCAGATGCCAAAAAAATAACTTTGTCTTTTTGGGTTAAGTCAAGTTTAACAGGTCTTACAACAGTAGGCATTTATGCTCCTGATGGAGTTAGAAGTATTGGTCGGTCATATACTATAAATTCGGCAAACACTTGGGAATATAAAACATTAACTTTTGATGGCGATACTGGTGGAACTATAAATAATGACAATGGCGTAGGCTTGGAAATACTGTTTCAGGTTGCGGCTGGGTCTGATTATACAAGCACCCCTATTCAAACAAGCTGGGGAGCTTCTAGCAATTTCAATAATGAGTTCAACGGCGGCAATACTCTTAACTTAGTTGACACGCTTAATGCTACATTTCAAATTACAGGTATTCAACTTGAAGTCGGCAGCACTGCTACAGAGTTTGAACATCGCAGCTTTGGTGAAGAGTTGGTTTTGTGTCAGAGGTATTTTCAATATTACGAAAACCCGCCCCTTCGAGGTGTTGTTAACAGTTCAACTAGGGCTAACAGGTGTGCTGTAATACTGCCTGTTATGATGAGAGCAAATCCTTCTTTAACACTTCAAGAAATAGGTTCTTTAAGTCATTTTAGGGTATATGACGGAAGCACTTCAGCCACATTTTCTTCGTTTCAAAATTCATATTTAAGGACAGTTAAAATTGAATTTGATATTAATGTAACTGGCAGCAGCTTAACAGTCGGTAGAGCAGCTTGTGTTTATGATAATAGCTCTTATGAAACTGCTTTTCTTATTGATGCGGAGTTATAAATTATGGACGAGATAAATATTACTGAAGCACAATATCAAGTTGACAGTGTTTCTAATGAAGCCACTAACATCAAAGCTACTATTGATGGTATCGAGATGTTTATTCCTCTTGCTACTGGCAATCGCCACTATGATGAAATAATGCGTCAAGTAGAAGCTGGAACTTTAACTATACAGGAAGCAGACTAATGGCATACTTAGGACAAGGAGCAGAAGGTAACTTTACTACGACCAACGCTAAAGATGCGTTTAGCGGTAACGGGTCTACGACTACCTTTACCTTGTCACAGCGTGGCACTGAAAACAATGTAGATGTCTTTGTAAACAATGTGCGGCAAGAACCTAATGTAGCCTATAACATTGAGGGCAATGGAACTTCACTAGTCTTTACTGCTGCACCTAGTTCAGGTACTAATAATATCTATGTAGTTAACCGTGGTCCTGCAGAGTTATCTGCTAGTCATCCTGCTACCCAGAATCTTGAAGCAGTTGATGGCACGTTCACTGGCGACCTGACGGTTGACACTGATACGCTGTATGTTGACAGCACGAATAATCTGGTAGGCATCGGCACGAGTTCGCCATCAGGCAGAATGACAATCTACGGGAATGGTGGAGTTCCTTTAAGGTGGGGTAACACAAGTAATTTAGGCGCACTTACATATTCTGGTTCTGACCCAATTATACAATCCAGCACTGGTAATACGCTTTTTTATCAAGGAAGTTCAGAAAAAATGCGCATCCTTGCAGGCGGCGGCATCACATTCAACGGCGACACCGCAGCCGCCAATGCGCTGGACGATTATGAGGAAGGAACTTGGACACCTACATCATCGGAAGGAACGTTAACTGTTTCAAGGTCAAATTATACAAAAATTGGTAGACAAGTTACTTTAAATTGCACAGTTAAATACAGCACCCCAAGCTCATCTGGTAACACTTTTGAGCTTCAAGGATTACCATTTTCTTCAACGGCTGATGTTGAATTTATTGGGTCAGCTATGATTAATGGACTAAACGTAACTAGCACCTCTACTTATTCCTATATCTATGGTGGGGCTGCAACTACTGGCATTAAAGTTTATCAAAATAGAGATAATTCTAGTGTGCTTGCTCTTCCGTTTAACGCTTTCGGAACAAACGAACCAATTTATATTTCAGTTACATACACAATTACTTAACCCGTCTGGAAGTCGGGTCGGACAGGTGGCAATTCCGCCACGATAAACAGAAGGAGAAAACAAATGGCATTAACTAAAGAATTTGAATATGACTGCGAAGTAAGAGGCGAACACAAGAACGTCCAAGTTCGCACAGCAACTATCGTGAAAGATGACGGTGTGGAACTTAGTCGCAGCTACCACCGCCACGTTTTACACTGCCGCACCAAGGCAGGTGACACTTGGGGTGACACAGACATTAGCGGCGAAGACGAGGCAATTCAAGCTGTATGTAATGCAGTATGGACAGATACAGTCAAGTCAGCTTACGAAACTGCAATGGATTCAGCAACAGAACTATAAGGATAACCAATGGCTTCACAGGCACGAGAACTAGCAAATAAGTCTATAGCACCACCAGGTCGCCGTAACCTGATTATCAATGGTGCTATGCAAGTGGCGCAGCGTGGAACTTCAATATCTATCACAAACACAACAGGCTACACATTAGACCGATTTAAGATTGCTAGCGGGTCTAGTTATAACTTTGATATTGATGTAACCCAGAGCAGCCTTGCACCTACTGGCTTTGCAAACTCCCTTAAAATAGATGTGCAAGCAACATCAACTCCGTCTGGAAGTGCCAATGCTGTCCTCGAACAAAAGATTGAAAGTCAAAATACTACACATTTAAATTATGGTTCTTCTTCTGGTAAATATATAGTTGCATCTTTTTGGGTAAAGTCTAATAAAACAGGAACATACGGTTTTACACTATTGCATAGTTCTAAAACTAGAAATTTTATTAACTCATATACAATTAACTCTGCTGACACTTGGGAAAAGAAAACAATCATAATAAACCCTGACACAGCAACAGGGGCAGGGTTTGACGATAACAACCTTTCTGGCCTTAGAGTGCAGTGGCATCTTTCGACTGGCCCAGATGACCAGCTTGGTGTGCGTGACTGGGCAGACGATAGCTCATTTAGGTCTATAACTGGTCAGGTTAATCTTTTTGATAGCACCAGCAACGAGTTTTACCTGACGGGCGTTCAACTCGAAGTCGGCACAGTAGCCACAGAGTTTGAACATCGTAGCTATGGTGAGGAGTTAGCGTTGTGTCAGAGGTATTGTTTTGTTGAACCGCAGACAGATACATATCACATGACTTTAACTGGTGGTTATGCTGGCTCTACTCTTTTTATAGGAACAAAACATTTGCCTGTTCCCTTAAGAGCAGGCCCGTCTATATCTACAACAGGCAACTATCAAACTAATTTTGATTCTAACGCTGTTGATGTTGGAACAATCTCTGTAGTAAATGCTTCTGGTTCCAACGTTACCTCTGTTGAGGTTAGGGGGACTTGTTCAGGCGCACCGTCTGGAGAAGTTGGTCATCTTAGAAATAAAAATGATGCCACAGCCACCTTTATATTAGATGCGGAGTTATAAAAATGAATGAAATGATTATTACATCGGCGCAATATATAGAAGAAAACGGTAAAAAAGTTGCCATAACCGCTGTTATTGATGGTGTAACTTGGGGTGTTTCTATTGATGCTGGCAACCGCCACTACGACGAAATCATGCGGCAAGTAGAAGCTGGAACTTTAACTATACAGGAAGCAGACTAATGGCATATATTGGTAAATCACCCGCAGGACTTGGAGTCCGTGCTAGATACTACTACACCGCTACAGGCGGTGAGACTAGTATATCTGGTGCAGATGATAATGGTCGCACGCTACAGTTTACAGATGGCGAGTATGTCGATGTATACTTGAATGGTGTTCTGCTTGTAGCAGGCACTGACTATGGCACAGGCACTGCCAATACCATTAGTGGTCTAGGTGCTTTGTCTTCAGGTAACATTGTAGAGATTGTTGCCTATGACATATTTAGTCTTGGCAAAGCAAATACAGAAGCCTTACGCAGACGATACTACAAGACTGCCACAGGCGGAGAGACTTCTATTAGTGGGTCAGACGATGATGGTCAAACGATTACCTTTGCTGCCAATGCAGAGATTGAAGTATATCTCAATGGTGTAGCCTTGGTTCAGGGTGATGACTATAATACTTCTGCAGCAAATACTGTAGGTGGCTTGGCTGCCCTTGATGCAGATGACATTGTAACTATAGTGGCATATGAAGAGTTTGTTCTTGGTGATGTAGTAAGTAAAAAATCTGGTGGTACGTTTGGTAATAGCATTTCAGTATCTGGCGACCTAACTGTTGACACCAACACCCTGCACGTTGACAGCACTAATAATCGGGTCGGCATCGGCACGAGTTCGCCATCTGCGCCGCTAGTAGTAGAGGAAAGTGCTGTAAGCCAAACCGCACAAAGTAATGACATCTCTGTTTTCAAAAGAAACGGTGATGGGATTATAAAAGTATACACACCGAATACAAATACTGGAGGCATCGCATTTGGCGATACTGATGACCCGTTTGTTGGGGCATTAATGTATGGACATTCAGATAACTCAATGCAGTTTTACGGAAATAATGCAGAACGCATGCGCATCGACAGCAGCGGGAATGTGATGGTGGGTAAGACCTCTACTTCTGGCACTGTTGCTGGAATGGCGTGGATAGGTAACGAATATTTGCAGCTTGTTAATACCGAAACAGGCTCTGGTGATAGGGCTTTGCTAATCAACCGCCAGAGTGCCAATGGCACTTTTATTGAGCTTCGTAGAACAAACACAACTATCGGGGAGCTTGGGACTTTCAATGGCTATCCGTTTTATGGTCACGCAGCACAAAGCGGTGCAGGTCTTATGTATGTTAGCACTAGCATCAGACCTTTTGACTGTAATACACAAGACCAATCTGACAACGAGTTTGACTTAGGAACAGGCTCTACACGCTTTGATGACATTTACGCCACCAACGGCACTATCCAAACATCTGACCAAAACGAAAAGCAACAGATTGCCAGCCTAACTGACGCAGAGATTACTGCCGCCAAAGCAATCAGCACACTGTTCAAGACATTCAAATGGAATGACAAGGTTGAAGCCAAAGGCGATGCAGCCAGAACACACACTGGCGTAATTGCACAAGACGTTCAGCAAGCTATG